GTCATCTGCCCGTCATCCGGCTTATCGCTATCATAGTCGATAACGAACTCTGGATCGCCCTTAAGATTAAACATACGAGACTTCATAGGTCTTCTTAATCTTGTAGGGCGAATAGCTAACTTTCTATTCCTATTACCTGTCGTCTCTTGTGACATATACCATATTTCAGATAGACGCCATGTCACATTATTAACCAACTTACCTCCAAGTGCAATTGCATAATAATCAATTGTGCCTTCCTTAGTTAGTACAGGATCACTTTCATGCGCTGTAAAAATAATATTCACATTATATTTAGCTGTTACACGCAAAAAACCAGTCAATACTTCAAGTACAATTGCATTGCGACCACCATACGCACTAATTCCGGGGGCTTCCATCGTAGGTGTAAATCCTCGTCCCTTACCTACTTGCATTCCCAATACACTTTTCTGCAATGCTTTATACTCAATAGCTGTAACACTATCCACAACCACAGTCTCAATATTCTCATTCTCAGCAAGTAAAGCATCTAATCCAAATGGGTTTTGACTTTGTGCATGATTAAACAATTCATTATAATCTAATGCGCTTACATCTGCTATATGAACGTCTTTGCGCTGTGCGACCGATACATGCTCATTATCCCCAAACGAAAACCAAAGCTTTTCCCCCGGTGCCGTAGCAGCAAACGTAGTTTTGCCACACGTTGCTGGTCCCCATATTACCGTTGCCATTCTGCTAGGTGTCTCTGCACCTTTCTTAATTTCAACTGGCCCAGCCTTTAGCACCTTCGGTTCGCTCATATTAGCCCCTTATCCATTGCCACTCGTTCAGGAAGTGTAACTACCTTATCCTGTACATCATATTCAACAAGACTTTTCGGTAGCCATACTTCCTCGCCGTTGATACCTAGAAGCCAAGCCTTATCTGTTTCGTGTATTAGCTTGGCCTCTAGATCAATTAACCTGTCCCGCTTCTGAAACATCTGTGTGACTCACACGCTTAAGCTTCAAGAACTTTTACGATCTTCCAAACGAAGCGCAATTGACCGTTCGGACGGCGAACCCTCAACAGGTACCATTTTAACAATTTCTGCTGCTTCTTCTGCCGTATCATACGTCCCAAGACATATACGTATACCATAACGTTTGATATAAGCGCGAAACCGATTGCCTCGTTTAGATACTCCATTAAAGCCCGTTGTATTATTTCTATTTAATATCGAACGATTACAACAATTTTCCTGATGTGTAACATCACGTAATTGCTTAATTCGATTGTCACTTCGTAATCCCTTAATATGGTCTGGTTCTCCCTTAGGCCACTCTTTATGGACATAAAACCAAGCGAGTCTATGAGCAGGATAACGTACCCCATCAATGGCTATACGAACGTAACCTCTGCTTGATATAGAATTTGCAATGCTTCCTGCTTTTTTATTTCCACAAGAAACTAACCATATAAATAATCCAGTATCCTGATCATAATATAATAATTCTGTCAATCGTTTATGCGTAAGCATAAATTGTACTCCTTTGTGTGAGTCACCCAATTTTTCTGTCTTCGAGTCGAAGACGTATAGATCGCTCAGAAGGACTTCCCTCAACTTCAACCATTTGGTTCCATTGTTCCACTCTACCACTCTTAGTATCGGTGCAGAAGGGAACCAAACTGCATGACCTAAAGTATCTATTACAGGAGTGTGTGTATCGTGGAGCATTTTCGTAGTCATCTTCGTATAGCTCTGCGATGTCAACGGTGTGCCGTATCCACCTAGACCAATGAAGAATACTGTCAGGGGTACGCCTAACCTCCAATACATATATATCATCCCCTCTATTCGTAGGTTTGATTTTCAAACCCGTTACTCGTGCATGTTCTATGACCAAACCAAAAAGGGCAGAGCCACATGCGATATACCCGGTAATTTGATGGGACATATCAAAAGAGAACTTCCAAGCATCGTCTAATCTGGAAGCAGTTTTATTCTCGTCTAGAGTTAGCCTGTTATCCTTATATGAATTGATAACGAGGCCGTCAAGAGTTCCAATGAAGCGAATGAGTTTTCCGTCTTCATATTCAAGAATACAATCAAAAACTTGTTCGATACCAACAGCCGCATGAGGGTCTCGTCTATCAGCAACCCAAATGGGCCAACTATCCATCTTAGATAACTGTTCATCTACGTAGTTAATCGTTGCAAGTTCCATATTCGATAGTGTTCTGACCGTATCATCCGGATTGTCATCAAATCCGCTTGTGTGCAGAGCCGCAAAGCCAAGTTGCATAAGTTGCTCTCTATCATCAAGCGTAAAGTCAACCTCTTGTAGCATCCGCTTCCAACGGTCCTTGCCAAATATCCTATCAGCCGTTGCTTTGGCATGTCGTTTCAACTTCTGCCGATGTTCAAGCTGCCAAATCCGCACCGCTGCGAAAACTTGATGCATAGTTTCCCCGGCTTCTAAGGCCATAGACCTTGAAGCTAGACTATACCTACGCTGTCCGTGAACTATGCCCCAAGTGATGCAATGATTTAGATCGGTGAGCCGTGAATTACTCCACGGCTTTAGTGTTCTTGCTTCTTCGTCAGTCGTCGGCCTGATCCCCACTAGGGCCGCTGGTATTTTCTTTAACTTGATAGTCTTCTTGTTGTTTGACTTCATTGTCGGCATTTATGTAATCCATAATTGGGTCGGCCAAAGCCTCAATTGTCTCCAACATTTTTATACATGAGATACGATTGTACCTACAATATTCCTCTATGATATGCCGCGCTTCGTGTCTTTTACACTCTGCGGCTGTTTTGAAGAACTTACCATCTTCCGCAAGATAGCCTGTTACGTTCTTCATTAGCTACTTCCTTCATAAGGCTCAGAAGCAACCGTTACCCCTTCAACTTCACCAGTCATATCCTTTCGTAGCTGATTGAGTCTCCCTTGTGTAGCTTCATGAAGAGCAGTAAATTGTTGTACGGTCTCTACCAATTGAGTAAGCACCGACGCACAAGCATCTAATTGCTTCCCCTGCTCTAGCTGTACCTCAAACAATACAGCCAGCATATAAGCAGTTTGCCTATCTATATTCCTATTCTGCAACTGCCTATTAAACTCATTAAACGTCATTGACATTTCAATCCTCCCACCAACGATCTTTTTTCCGTCTTTTATGTTCTCCCTGTTCTAACCAATGCCCATCATGCTCTAAACACAAAACTAAGGCACCAACGATTATAACAAAGATAAGCAAATAAATTCCCATTTTAGCCTCGCTTTCTGTGTGACTCACACACCTTTTCGAGCATGGCATCTGCTTTATCTACACACTTACGAGCTTCATTATGTTCCTCTAAATGCCTTTTATATGCATACTTGAAATTAACATGATAAGAGTCAAGACACGGATGCGGTATTTCTGTAATACCTTTCTTTTTACAATCCTCTTTAAGACGCGCCATTGTTTCTTTATCATGCAATATATAATCATCTTCACACGCAATATATTCACCCATTATAGAGCCAAGACAGCACGCAATCTCTGTAGGATGCAAACCAAATACCACTTCTGCACTTCTAATAATACCTTTAATTGTTTCACACACAGCATCATATCGCTTATCCGACTTCATTTGTCCTACATCTTCAATTTTCTTCTCTGACATTTTTTAATCCTCATGATTGATTTGATCATCGGGCATGTTGCCCATATCCGTTATCAAACCCAATTCCTGCTTAAGGGTTTCTAACGTCTCAAGTCGATCTAACACCTTACTCTCTGCGGCTTCTAACCGCTCTAATTCCTTTCCAAGCATTTCATATTGGCGTTCCATCTTCTTACGCACTTTATCACTTTCATGGGTAAGCTTTTGTCTAACCCCTGCATGATATTCCATTGCTGCAACCATACGTCTAGCCTGTACAGCCGCAACATGAGCCTCAATCTGCTCTCTTGTCTTATCATCATAGCTCTCAGCTAACACAAGCGGCATAGCTCGCTCCACTTAATCGTATTTTGGGTAGCGTTGACGTTTCCGTGTAGCCTCACAAGGACCACATACTTTCTTATACGCTTCTTTAACCAATTCGTCTACAGCTACCGGCACCGCTGGCCCATTGCGTACAAGCTTAATTACAATATCCCCTTCACCTTCATGTGGACTTTCAACAGTAAAAGAAATGATCCCCTTTCCTGTATCTTCACAGCCAAAGGTATAACCTTTAGCCTGTAGTTCCTGAGCCATAACTTCAATTACGTCTGGCCTACGAATTTCCATAGGCTGTTTTTTACCATGCGGACGGATATACTGAATAAACGGAATTGGCATTTTGTGTGACTCACACTATTTTGGCGGAGGGGTAACAAGTATATCTACAAGAGCTTCACGAGCGAAGTGCTTTTCACCTTCTTCTTGTTTAGCTATTGCAGTTATAAAGTCTTCAAAAGCGGCGACAATCTTACGTGCATGAATGCGCCGCTTTATATCTTTTACCTTAGCTTCCCCCATTTATTTCTTTCCCTCTACCATGTTAGCATGGATACGCTGCATCACGCCGTCACACGCAATGCCTCTGTCCGTGTCCGTGATTGTTCGCGCCCAAACGTTGAGCCCTGCGAAGTCCGTATCCACACGCTCGCCTTGTGCGATCAGCTTCTCAGCAAGCCATGAAGATACAGCCCAATGCTCGAAGACTTTCCATTCATAGGGTTCAATGCCATCCGCTTTGCAGGCATCCGTCCAACTTTCCGCATACTTGAAGCCGATTACATATTCCGGGTCGTCTGCTGTCGTTCCGCGCACCACACATGCGTCGGACTTAATACCATCAGCCGAAACGGTAGCGGGCCGTGTCACCCATCCCACTTGCGTTGCGGCCTTCTCATAATCCAAGACTGGCTTGGCTAGCGCTTGGGCAGCGATGCACAAGTCATAGTGTGCCGCGTTCTCTCGAGCATTAGGTTCAGTCTTGCGCGGGCATACATAGGACGTTGTTTGAGCCAACGTGGCCACCAGCTTCGACACGCAGCAAAGGACTTCGTGCTGCACCATTTGTTCTACTGTGAACATGACCTCAACCTCCCGTTACCGTTCCACGACACTTTTTGTTATAGTGCTTTTAGAGGGAACTTTAGCCTGCTCAATCATTTCTTTAGCAATAGGCATAGGCACCTTATACTTCTTATTCAATGCTAGTGCCAATGTATCAGGATCAAACCTTTTTACCGGCTGACTGATCTTAGCCTTAGCAAAGAAATGCGGACTCTCTGCCAGCGAATACTCACCCGGATCATAATTACTACAATCCTCAATAACCTCATTATCTGCTAGATACTTCCATGCATCTTTCTTTTTCGCTTCTGCAAACTTTTCAATCATCGTCCAAAAGAACACAAGACCTAATTGCCTTCCTGTATTATGCATTTGATCCGGGTTCTTCTTCTCACACAAATCCGCAATCTTGTTCAGATGCTTTGTAATTTCTGCTTGGAATGTCATGGCGTTATTCCTTTCTTGTGTGACTCACACACTAGCCGCACGACGACGACGCGACCAATTATTATATAGAACTAGATCATCCCTAACCAGTTCTACAGCTTTCACAACGGTTTCAGACTGTGCATCTACAAAATCGTCAACCGCCTCTTCCATCAGGGCACAAAAATACCCGCGCTGAAAATCATTCTCAGGCGGTATATCAACGTAGCTCTGGATTAGTTTCTGGCGAATGTGACACATAATGTACCCCCGTACATTCAAGGTTCCGACTATACTACACTACTATCGTCCTGTCAATACTTTACTAGAAGTTATCAACAGGTTCCTACATGCTTCTATAGTGGTCTAATCTGCATCATTCTTTCGGCGCTTCGGAGCGCCCATGATCCAGCCGAGCAGCGTTGGTCCGAACGGGCAGGGAAACCGGAATATCTCACTCACGTTCCATACGATCGCGGCCAGAAAACCAAGTGGCGAATAGGTCCAGAATTTCCAAAGTGGGAAGATCATGTCTAATCTACATCCTTTACCAACACACTTTTACCTGTTTTTCCTCCTGAAACTACAAAACGCCGTACACTCCCATCGTCATATAACTCAAAAAACAATCCATTTTCATAATTATCATCATAACTTAACCAAAGCCGCCACAATCGTCCTGCATGTCCATTCTTAGCGTGTTCCAAAACAGGTAATTGTCCCATTAAAGTTATACCAAGCATTACATTTCTCCCACGTCTTGCCTTAGGTGGTTTAGGCGTTGGTGCTATCTTGCTTACCATGGCTTAGTTGCTCCATATCTATCTGTGCTTCAGGCGTTTTAATCAGTAACAACTTACGTAAAACTTCAATATCAAATTCCCCATGAATAAAAACCATATCATCATCCCATTCAATCTCCGGAATAATGCTACTTTCCGCCGCAGCTTTCCGTAATACAATATCAAAATGCGACCGAAATTTCCGGGGTCCGATAACATATTGAGATAAATCAACGCATAAATCAAATACACGCTTCAAAATGTTCGCTGTGTGAGTCACACGAGTTATTGGTGCTGTGTGCATATTATCAAATGCATTAGAAATATGAAAATCTAATGCACTTATTAGCCGTTTTGCAGGTCCGATAGCGTCTTTGAGCCCCATTATATGCGTCCTGTTTTGTTATTCTGGCGTAGTCCTAGCTGATGTGTTAACAGATACCACACTTTTAATCGTTTGTCAAGCCCCCTACTGAACTATTTTTCCTTCCTACAGGACACAAAAAATAGCCCCCGGAACGTTAATTCCGGGGGCTAGTGCCGCACTTCCTAGCTATTTAGCAGCGAGTACCTTGTCAATTGCGTTCTGTGCAATGCTCAGTGCTCGCTTCGTCTCATCATCTGCGGGCAACTTAAGCTTTCCACAAGCATCCGCAAGACTCTTAGCAATACTTCTAACAGCCGTTGCAGGATCAACCGCATTGCTGGCAATTCGGCTATCCTTTCTAGTCTGCAAAACCTTACCAGCCGCTTCTGCGCCGAGCGCAGCAACTGCGGTATATGACGGCTTGGCAGCAAGCTTAACCTTGTTTTCACCTTCACCAATAACCTGCTTTTCGTTCAAAAGAATAGTTTCCTGCCCAAACTTTTCTTGAATAGCAGGGCCACTAAGCTGCAACGTACCACTCGCCTTATCTACAGCAACCTTAGCATCGGAAACCATGATACCATTTGCTGCCTGAGCACACTTCTTAACCATGTGAAGGAAGTTGGAACGAAGCGTATCCTTGCGCTTGTATTCCGCAGTATCCTTTCCATCCTTGGCTGTCGGGAAATACTTATGCACAGCCTTGGACCAATTGATACGCTTAACCTCTGGACCACCTTCCTTAGTCGCTGGCAACGTAGTGACTTCCCGGAAACCGAGCGCAAGCCCAAGCTGATCATTCAAAATTTTCATCTTCTTACTGTCACCAGCAAAAGCGACAGACAAATCAATGCTTTCATCCGCAGTAGCGGCTTTGAGAATTGCTTGCGTGGTTTGGGCAAGCAAATCATACCGCTTGCTTTCAATACCGCGCTGCAATTCAAGCATCTTTTCCTCTTCTTTGAACGTGCTTGCAAGCCCTGCAATAACAGCCGGGCCAACATCAACACTCAAAGCACTCGCCTTAACCGACACAATCGCGGCACCAGCGGACTTTTCCGTTACTGGTCCCTTCTTGGTTTCAGTCTTGCCGGTAGCTTCCGTCTTCGTCTTCGTCGTCTGTCCTGTAGCTTTACCCATTTTCCTAGCTCCAAAATATGCCAATATTGGCGTTGCGCCCGCTCCACTTCGCTTATCGCGGGCTTGTCATCGTAACAAAAGAAGCCTAACATAACTGTGTGAGTCACACAAGGCTCCTTTGATCACGAATTGTTACAGTCTCTTAGCCTTGTACCTATTAGGCCAAAGCTTATCCTTTTCTTTGTCAAATTTTAATTGCACCTTTTCCATTTTTTGCATTATAACTTTTTCTTGTGCAAAACTATCTGCAATAGCTTTTTGCAGTTCTACTATATCCATAATAATTACTCCTTTTCCTTTGGTAACTCGGTAGGGGTCTTTCCAATCTCATCAAGCGCACACAAAGCAACTAGGAACGCTTGATAATCACTCCGTTGCCATTGTACTCTACCAGCTTGTACTTGTATGGCAAAGTTAAACGTATTTATCAGACTAGTTCCTGCGTCTAGCCTGTCAACATCTACTTGCGTAACTACAGCCATTACTGCCGAAATTGCTTTGTCAATCGGAGCAGGTTTGTCCTCTTTTTGTTCCATCAGTGTTGGCGTTTTACTCAAAATGTTTTTCATTTCATCGTTAAAATCTTGGTTCATGCTTTGTCCTTTCTAAAAAAGGTCTCATACGTAGCTTGTGGCTCATCAAACAACGTTTCATCAGATACAACTAGCATGTCATATCCATCTTTATCTTTTGCAGTTCCTACTAATTCTGAGCCAGATATAACAGAGTTACCGTTACCGAACTCTGCATTTAGTTTCATCCTGTAAACAGGAATATTCCATTGTCCACCGTCAGATTGGCAATAGAATACCCATGTTAAATCTTTATCCGTTGCCATTATGTTCCTCCTTTGTTTCTGCAACAATAATACAGTAGCTTTTAGCATTCGGAAACTCTTTATGCACGAATGCCATTAAATCAGCTACTTCACTAAACTCTTGATTAAGTGTTATAGTGTCCTTTGGCAGGTTTACATGGGCTAAGATATATACCTGCATATCGTGTCCTTTCTGTGTGAGTCACACAAAAAATAGCCTAGCATTTCTGCTAGGCTATGTCAAGTGAAAAGTTATAGTGGTTTATGGCCTTGCCATACTGCCCCACACAGTATTTCCGTTCTCATCTGGTCCCATGTCCTTTGCCTCATAGGCACCCGGTTTCCAATTCTGGCCGTCCCAAAAATGCATGACTGCAATTCCGTTCTTAATATGCGTCATGGCTCGGTTAAATGCAAACGGATCATTTTTATCTGCCGCCGCGTAGTTTCGTGCATACCGTTCCAGCAAAGCACTATCAACCATTTTCATTTTTTCGTGTCCTTTTTCGTCCGCTGTTTTGAGGGTCCGTTAAAATCGCCGATACTCGTCCGCTGTGATGCACCCGGCGAAAATTTCGCAGCGGGGACAAGCCCTTAGCATACCGCTAAGGGCTTGTCAATAGCCTACCTACCACGACCCGTATCGAATAGCTCCGGCTTCATATAAGGCCGTAATCCTAGCCTTTAGCTCTGGCTTAGCGCGTTGCCACGTATCCGCTGGAACGTCAGAATAGTTCCATGTCCAATTGCCAAAAAACATAGATTGAGGTTCGCGTTCCGGCAGACCTAAATCCTTAATCACGCCGCCGATAAGATCACCCGGACGCAAACTTCCAGGAGCGCAATCTAGTTCAATCGTTTGCATTCTATTCCCTCCTATACGATGCGAAGCAATAACTCTTCAGCGCCATAGACCGCCTTTTCGCCGCAAGCCTCACACTCATATCGCCTTGCATCCGGTTCGCATCCCTCCTGCTCGTTTCCGCATTTAATGCAGAAACCGGGATTATCTAAACCTTTAAGACAGCGCTCGCAAGCATCTATGATCCTTTCAGCGGTAATACTTTTATGCATCTTCATTTCTGTTTCTCCTTTTATCTAATCCCTGTGGTCATGCCCTTAAACCTTTGTCTTGGTTCGCTTGCAATGGACGATCATGGTGTTATCGCCATATTGTACGCCATGCCATAGGTACCCATCAAATGGGAACCATACATCATAGCGCCAACCGGCGATGTTATGCCTACTCCTCTTCAATGCCCCGCTAGGTATCGTGATGCTAAACGTGCCGGGCCAATTCGATACACAGCCCCCGCTGTACATCCTTCTTAAATATAGTCTCGCCTTCCCCGTGCGGCGCATATCCTCCCGATCCTTTTTCCCGGCACAGTGGAAACAGATTAGGCCGCCTTCCTTGTCTATCCCGTATCCCGTAATAGTATCCTTGCCGAGCATTGGCATTAGCAGGACTTCCCCGCATCCCTCGCAATAGAACATGCCTTCGCGTTTAAGTTCCTCATTCATGGCATGATGTTTATATGTCATAGCCTATTCGTTCCTCTATTCTCCGTTTGCTGCATCACGAAATTTACTAAAGTTAAAATTCTCGTTACGTCTTGCACAAAATTCCCCAATTCGCTTGACGTGTTCTACAAAAGCAATGTTGATAAGATTATCGCACCCATCTGCACTTGCCTTGTCTAAGTCTCGCTTCAAAGCATATAGACAATCCGCAAGTGCTCGAAAGTCTTTTCTTGTCATCACCATCTTAGCTACTCCTTTATCTGCCCCCTGTAGGCATAGGGCTAATCCGAATAGGTGCCCAACAAAACACGATTGTGGACAACGGGACACCTTTGTTACGTTTCGTTTTGATGTACCGTGACATTGCTTCCCGCAATGCCTTGTCTGTTGATCTTACGTATCTATCGCCTTCATTAGTGTGAAGGATATAAATCTGCATCTCTATCCCTTTTCTATCCCATAACCGCTCCTTGCGGTTTACCGCACAAGCTAACGCGACGCTCGTTTGCGCCGCAGGCCCGGAGATCTGTTCCCCTAACAACTCTAATTCATCATTCTACCACTATAACTCTTACTTGTCAACGTGTGACTCACACAAAAAAAAAAGGCCGGTCTAATCGACCGGCCTCTTCCTTTTGCCTTCCCTCTTACCTCTGCGCCGCCAACGTATTAAATTCGGCACCAATACCGGCATTCCTGAAACGCAACGCCTTTGTCAGTTTCGGAAACTGCTCATTGGCGCAAGCGGTCTTTGCCTTGTCACTGAGCTTCACAGCCTTATCGCCGCAGATTGCCTTAACCTTGGCATAAAAGTCTGGTGCGTCAGTCTTCAAATCGTAAATGGTCACGGTTCGCGTAACCTGTTGCGTTTCGCTCGCGGACGCCGCATTGTGATAACCAGCAATCGCAGAAAGCACGATACCAGCGACGGCGAAACGAATAGAGACTTTCATGGCGTTAGCTCCTTGTTGATCCTGCGGGATTGCAGGGCTGAAAACAGAATTATAGTGGTCTGTTTTCGGCTTTGCAATCGGTTTTTTGAGGCTATAGTGGCCGAAAATTTCCGCACTATAGCCTCAAAAATTGGTCACTGAGCCACACTAGTACCAGTAAAAGACCACGTATTTGTCGCCACGTCGCTCGATATAGGCGAAATAACCTTGGCTTTCATAGCCGATCTTAGCGTAATGAGCTGCTATAGCAGAGGTTAAGACCAATTCGCGGACGGCTAGTCGCATGTCAAGACTTGATCGAGTCATTTGCTTTTCCTTTGTGTGAGTCACACAATCAACATTTTGCAGGGTCGCACAATACCACTATAATGTCAACACAAAAAAGATATTGACAATGATTTGATGCGCCGTCTAATCGCGAATTGCAATTTTCAACCATACAACCTTACAATCCGCGTGTGACTCACACGGAAAAGTCAAGAAATAAAAATCACAAAATCACAAAAATATGTCTTGACAGAGCGTAGGCGCTGGCCGTAGCGACCCGGAGACTGTAGTCCTAGGAATGAATGCCTGTAATTTTCTGTAACAATTCGTTACTTGACACCAGGGGTATCCCTCCCTTTGTTTCAAACCTGTAACAATTCGTGATTTGACTTGGGGGCGGGCGACCGGAGGGAGGTCGGGCATGTGTAAAAATTAAATATCATCAAAATCAATAGTTCTATAACCATAAAATATATAAAAATACCCCTAAAAATATACAAAAAACACATAAAAATACTTCAATGTGTGACTCACACAATCAAAAAATACATAATAAAATCAATAACTTAATCAAAATCACATAAAAAACACATAAAAATCACAAAAAACCCATTGACATTAATGCGATTTCGTGTATTATTATGCCCAATGGTTAGAGACATACCAGTCTGATGATGTAGTACCCCCCAATCATCCACTCGTATGCAACCAAAGACCCCCGCTGGAGCAATCCAACGGGGGTTTTTTATTGTGTTTTTGAGGGAGAATGGAGGGAGAATGGAGGGATTTTTATGTATTTTATGGATGAATGGAGGAATGTGTGAGTCACACGGAGGGAGGATGGGAGGTATAGTGGGTGGATTTGTGGTCTGTGATTTGTCGGCACATAGCGATAGCTATGGGTTAACAAATACCACAGTTTTGGGCGAATGTCAAGAGGTTTTTGTCGAGCGGGAAAGGTTCCTACAGGTGGAGATTGAGATGGTGGTGGTCGCTATTCGTGCCTACGGCGCGTTAACGTGTGCGACACGGTCGCATGTCGCGACTCACTTATATAAACCTCAATTTCCTCCAATTTTCATCAATTTTCTCATTATAGTGCATCATTTTTACTGATTTTTCCTCATTTTTATACCACTATAGGCTAACTGTAGGATATTGTGTGACTCACACAAAGAAATCTTGACAATTATAATGTATGTGTTATGGTGTGTATGCCTCGTCGTCCTGCATGAGTGATAAGGTTTCTGGCGTTTTCCTTATCTTTTCCTGTTGAGATGCCTACTCCGGGACTCATGAGAGGCATAGGCGGCGGAGAGACCCACAATCGCTCCGCCGCCTTTTTTATTGTGTGACTCACACGGAGATGGAGAAATAAAATGGGTGCAACGGCGACGGTTAAAGGCGGGCTTTTTGAGACTGTGAATGTATCATCACTGACGCAGGTTGGTAGTCCCGGTAATGCAAGGCGTGTTATTAGCCAGCAGATGACGGATAGCGGTATGGCGGCTGTGCGTGAGAAAGAAGTTACGCTTAATGGTGCTGCGGCGGGAAGTGCTGCGGTTGCTACAAGGGCTCGTGTTGAAGCGAATGTGGAGCTTGGTGGTAAGCGAACCATTGAACAGTTTAGTATTGTGAATGCGAATACTGTTGCGGGTGATGTAACTGATGTTACGAATACGATGTTGAAGCCGTTGAATGAGCGGACTTCGTTTGGTTCCAGTCCACCTGCAAACAAAGATGGTAATCCGCTTGGTACCAGATAACGGAGGGAAGAAGGTATGGCTAAGAACGTGAAGCCGAAGCAGGAAGAAGAACAGGTTGCCGACGATAAGCGGCATGTTCGTGTTGGACATGATGGTGTTCATATCAATGGGCATCCGTTGAATAGTGGGCATATTGTTGCGTTGAATGAGGAAGATATTAGCAAGCATCGTGCTGGTGGTGTTGCGTTGCATGATGTGAATGAAGATGACTTTGACATGGAAGATTTTGTTGACGTGTCGGAGCCGTATGTAGCGGAAGAAGGCGATGGCGCTTAAGCGTATGCGAAAGAAAGGGGGAAGTGGAAACACTTCCCTTGCTCGCGTTGGTGATCCATTGATTACCGGAACGGGAGAAAAAGTTGATCCGGAAGGTTGGGCAAATGGAAGGCCGATAAGACAAGAGCCTGTACCATTGGTATTAGATGCCGCAACGTTCCGACCAATGAAAAGACGAACGATGCGGGACATTCCAGCGACGGTACCAATGATGAATGGTATCGGCGCTATTTTTATGTATACATTATTGGGTGTTGGTGATCGTGAAATTGCTGATGCTTTGAAAGTTACTGTTGTAGATTTAGAAGCTATTAGGCACAGTCCTGCTTATAAGGAGTGCTTTGATAGTGTTGTAAGTGAATTTATTAACAAGGATAGTAATTTGTTAGCTGCTAGGATTGCAGCTTATAGTCATAGTGCGCTTGATGTAACGGCTGGCATTATGATGAATGGTAAGAAAGAAGAAACAAGATTGAAGGCGTCAACGGATTTGCTTGATCGTGCAGGCGTGAAAGCGAAAGATGTTGAAGCAAAGAACTCTGCGAATAAGGCGAGTGAGTTGCGAATTGTTATTGTTCAACCAGATAAAGAAGCCGGTTTGAACATAGATGTAAACATGGAGAATACGGATGATCTCTCAGCGTGACATTATTCAATTCTTTAATATCGTAGATATTCTGTCAAATCCTGATAAGATTAAAGCCGAGTTGGCTGTTATTCAGAATTTGCAGAATGATCTAGGACAGAAGTCTGCGGATTTGGCGCAAAGAGAAGCGGCTGTTAGTGCAAAAGAGGTAACAGCTAATACGATTATTGCAAAGCAAGCCGCAGTAGATCAAGAGTTGTCTGTGCGTAGTGATGTGCTTGATGATAAGGCTAAAAGTCTTGCTGTGCTTGAAGATAGACTTGCAAAGATTTCCGCCGATCATCAGCGCACGATTGAAATGATTGCCAAGCGAACACAGGATTTGAATGATAAACAGCAGGATTTAGATAAACGAGAGGAAAAGATTGGAGCGAAAGAGCAGATTATTAATGCGCGTATGGATACGCTACAGCAAAAAGAACAAGATTACGCAGAGCGTATTAAGAAGTTGCGTGGTGCTATTCTGTAATCGTGTGAGTCACACAAGGAGGAAATGATGGCGATTGTAGTGAATAAAGGTAGTACAGACCTTTCAACTGATCCCTCGTACACGACTTATACGAGGACGAATGCAGGAGAACCGAATGGATCAATTACGCCTGCGTTTGTTGGTGAGATGATCCTTGATACCACGAATAACATTTTGTGGAAGTCTTTGAGTGCATCGAATGCGTCTTGGGTTGCTCTGACAGGACCGTCAGTGTAATGAAGCAGAAGCTTAAATGTTTGAAAGGTACTCCAAAAGGATTTCCGAAGGGTTATCCTTTTGGATTGTATTTGCCTGTTGGAGGTAAAACTACACCGCCTGTGCCAGATGATGTGACGATTCGGTACATAGAGAATGACTATTTTGGTGAAGATTATTTTGGAACGGATTGGCGATGAGTACAACTCTTACCAATATCCATAACTTTGCTGGTACTGGTACGTTGTCTAATGGCAACTTAACAATTTCGTCTACTGGTAACAGTGCCGCACAAACGACTACAGCGATTACAGATAAGCGGACATTTGAAGTTACTATAAATGCATTCATGCAGTATTGGGCTATTTTTGGTATGGCTGTAGACTCAGCTTTGTCTGTTGGTGGTGGTTTTTATGTTAGTTATAATTCTAATTGGGAAATTGTTGATCCTACAGGATCGACAGTTGTTACAGGGCCTTCAACTCCGGCAGTATCTGCGGGGATGATACTTAGTGTTAGTGTTGATCCTGTAGGCAAGACTATAACAGTTAAAGCGAATGGTACTGCGATTTTTACAAATCAGAGCGTTTCGACTTGGGCGCCTACGACATGGAAAGCAATTCTTTGGGGTGTTGATGCGTCACAATCGGGTTATACGTTCTCGACAACGGGTAAGTTTTCTGGATTAACGTATGCGCCGCCGTCGGGTTATGCTGAATGGGATGCTACAGGTAATCAGCGACGAGTTAGTTTGCATAGTATTGAAGAAGGATTTACGCACGGCAGTAAAGCATCGGGTGGATTGCATCAAATTTCTAAAGGCATTATGTGTCGTCGTGTGACTCACACAGATAGGTTAGCAGCATGAGAATACCTAGCGGGAAAACCGATCAAAAGATTTTCTTTGTAGCTGTAGATGCTACTGATCTTGTCACTCGAAAGACAGGATTATCAGGGTTTACAGTGTATCGTTCACGGAATGGTGGTACTGCAACAGTTTATACAACACCTACAATTGCGGAATTAAGTGCTGCGAATATGCCGGGAGTGTATTCGCTTTTAATTGATGAAGATACAACTGTTGCAGGTGGATCAGACTCAGAAGAATATTGCGTTCATATTACGTGTACAGGCATGGCTCCTGTAACACGTACTATAGAATTGTATCGACGTGGAACAACGTCAGGTCGTACCCTTGCTGTTGATGCGAATAGTCGTGTTGATGTTGGTGCTGTATTGGGTACTGCACAGACAGCGGGTGATCTTGCTGCACTGATTACATCAACGTATAATCGTGTTGGTGCGCCTGTAGGTGCTAGTATATCTGCGGATATTGCAGCAAAGCCGACTGCGGCAGCTATTAGGACTGAAATTGACACTAATTCAACGCAATTAGCTGCGATTAAAGCTAAGACTGACAATTTGCCTTCTGATCCAGCGGATGAAAGTTTAATTATTGCTGCAACTGACGCAATTTATAATCGAATTGGAGCACCTGTTGGACTTAGTATATCGGCTGATATTGCGAATATTCCTACAGCGCCTACTGTGGCGTCTATTCGTACTGAAATTGATACCAATTCAACACAGTTAGCCGCTATTAAAGCGAAAACTGATAATCTTCCAAGTGATCCAGCGGATGAAAGTTTGATTATTGCTGCAACTGATGCAATTTATAATCGAATTGGCGCACCTGTTGGTTTAAGTATCTCTGCGGATATTGCGAATATTCCTACAGCGCCTACTGTGGCGTCTATTCGTACCGAAATTGATACCAATTCAACACAATTGGCAGCAATCAAAGCTAAGACTGATAATTTACCGTCTGATCCCGCAGACGAAAGTCTTGTTATTGCTGCAACTGATGCAATCTATAATAGAATTGGTACGCCTGTTGGCTTAAGTATCTCTGCGGACATTGCTAGTATCGGTGTGCCACCTACAGCGGCAACAATTAGATCAGAAATTGATACTAACTCGACACAGTTAGCAGCGATTAAGGCTAAAACAGATAATTTACCGTCTGATCCCGCAGATGAAAGCCTTGTTATTGCTGCAACTGATGCAATTTATAGTAGAATTGGCGCTCCGGCTGGCTTGAGTATTGCGGATGACATTGCTGGCATCGGTGCGGCTCCTACAGCGGCAGCAATTAGAACGGAAATTGATACAAATTCTACACAGTTAGCGGCGATTAAAGCAAAAACAGACAATCTTCCTGCCGATCCGGCTGATGCTAGTGACATTGCTGCGTCGTTTAGTGCGGTTGAAGCTGCAATAGCTGCGGTGCCTACGTCTGCGCAAAATGCTGATGCAATATTTGATAGGGCGAATGGCATCGAAACGGGTATGACTTTGCGACAAGCAATTAGGCTTATGTCGGCTGTGATGTTGGGTAAGAGTAGTGGACATCCGGGTAGTCCGGTGTATAGAGATGTGAATGATCTTAAGGATAGGGTTACTGCAACGGTTAGTTCTGGTAATCGTAGCGTTGTAATTCTTGATGCAACCTAGCGTGTGAGTCACACAAAATGCCAAATTATAGACTGGAACAAGGTTCAATACAGTGGCAGTTTAATCGTTCTCGTGCCAAGATGCAGATTATGGGCGGTGCATTTGGTAATGGGAAGACAACTGCACTTGTGATTAAGGCGCTACAATTGGTAAAGGATTATCCCGGTTGTAACGGATTGTTGGCACGAGAGACTTATCCTAAGCTGAATGATACGCTTAGGAAAGAGTTTTTGAATTGGTGCCCGTCGTCTTGGATTAGAAAAAGGCCAACGCAAGATGATAATACGTGTTATTTCACGAATGGTTCAGCGGTTAATTTTCGTTATGTGGCTCAGCGAGGTAAGACAACGCCGGATGGCACGACCAGTAGCAACTTGCTATCGGCGACCTATGACTGGATTGGTGTGGACCAAGTTGAAGACCCCGGCATTACCCACAAGGATTTGCTTGACCTTATGGGTCGGCTTCGCGGGCAGACACCTTATAGACCAGAAGGGGAAGAGGATATATCTATGCCGTCAAATGGGCCGCGTTGGATGCTCTTGACGGCTAACCCTAGTCCGAATTGGTTTTATAAGGAGATTGTTTACCCGTATTTGCAATGGAAGAAGTACGGAACCAAGAGTGATAAGCTGCTTGTAGATGAAGAGACAGGTTTGCCGTTGATGGAGTTGTATGAAGGAAGTACATATACGAATGCTGCAAATTTGCCAAAGGACTATATTAAAGGTCTTGAAGCAACGTATAAAGGGCAGATGCGTAAGCGGTTTTTGTTAGGGGAGTGGGCTGCTTATGAGGGACTTGTCCATGCTGACTACAGCCGTGAAGTGCATGTACTTACTAGAGACCAAGCGGAAGCGCACCTTGCCAAGTGTCTTAAAAGGCACGTTAAGGTGCAAGTTATTGAAGGGTACGACTATGGGTTGCAAAGCCCTAGTTGCTATTTGTTTGCTTTCGTGGATGAGTATGGGCGTGTTATTATATTGGACGGTTTCTACAAACCCAATTTCCATTACACCGATCAACCTAACGAAATATTTAAGATTAGAGGAAAGTATGCCGGTCTTATTGAAGCTAGAGAGCGGATTAATGCCGATCCGGCTATCTTCAAGCGAACGGTTATTGCTGGTAAAAAAGATACCGGAGAAACTGTCGCTAAACTACTTGAAGAAGGAGATATTTATTGCAGACCTGCCACGAACCACATATTGCCGGGTATCGCAAAAGTAAATGCGTATTTGAGTGGTACAGAATGGGCACCACATATATTAACAGGAGAGAGGCCGGGACCGCTTTTGTATGTAGTAGATGATTTAGAGTGGTTTGATGATGAAATTAGTAACTATTACTGGAAGAAAAATCCACTAGGACAAATGATTGATGAGCCTCAAGATCATGGCGACCATGCTATGAATGCGTTGAAATATTTACTGGCTCATAGACCGCATCCTAGTAAGATTATTATTCCGAATAGTGCGTTGCCGCCGGGTTGGATGCGGTGGCATGAGTATGATACGGATAAGTTTGGAAACATTGTTCAATAACTGTGTGACTCACACGGAGGGGAAAATGGACTTTGATGCTGCGTTAGATACGATTTGGAAGACGACTCCCGTTGCAACGCGGGAAGCAATTAAACGTGTTGCAAAGGATACGTTTAGACTATTTGACATGGATCATCCGCTTGTTATTTGTCATTTTATGGCTCAGATTGGTCATGAAAGTGGAAATGGTAAGATAACAAGGGAGAATATGAGTTATAGTGCGCAGAGAATTATGGAAGTTTTTGGTGTTGGTAAACACAGTGCCGCTATAACGCCAAGAGAGGCGCAGCTTTTAGCTCGTAATCCTGTAGGATTGGCTGAAAGAGTGTACGGACTTGGTAATCCGAAGAAGGCTAAGGAGTTAGGAAATATTAAGCAGGGTGACGGGTACCGTTATAGGGGTAATGGGTTTTTGCAATTGACGGGCAGAGCTAGCCATCGCAAGATTGGTGAGATGATAGGGTTGGATTTGGAAAGTAATCCAGATTATTTGCTTCGTCCAGACCACAGTTTTGTTGCTGCTTGTGCTGAATATGTGAATTTAGGCGCACGAGAGGCAGCAGAAAAGGATGATATTCGTACAGAAACTCGTCGTATCAATGGAGGTTTTAACGGTTTAGCTGAACGTCAGGTGCTTTTAAGGAAGTGGAAAGAGGCTCTTGATGGTGTAGAAGCTCCTGTATGGGCGCCACGAGGGGCAGAATTGGACAAACCGAAAACACTTATGTCTACCAGTGAAGGTGTTTTGGGGACGGGTGCGGCTGTAACTGGTAGTGCGACGGCGGTAACGCAAATCATGTCAAACGTTAGCTCAGTGAATGATACAATTACATCTATGCATGATGGAGCAGAGCAGGCAGTTGAAACAGTGAAGATTGTGAAGCCATTTCTTGGTATGTCGGCACAAACTTGGGGTATTATTGGAGCAACAACTGGTGTGATTTGTGTATTGTTGCTTATAGGTGTGTTAGTTTTTAGGTATCTCAAGCTAAGGAAAAACAATGTTTAGTAGTATCATAGATCAAATTCCATGGTGGGTTTACTTGGGGCTTATGTTTATAAGTGCAGGATTGTTGTGGTATTTTGCTGCACCTATCATTTTGCCTCTTTGGAAGCTTGCACCGAATTGGCTTAAAGTAACACTTGGCGTTATTGTAGCTATATTTCTAGCCTTTATTAAGGGTAGGAACCTTGGACACGACAACGCCGTAAAAGAGCAGGAGAAACGAAATGTGGAAGGTGAAACTAAACGATCTGAGTTACACGACAAAATACGCAAGCTTCCTCCTTCTGATGTTGATAATCGTCTGTCTAAGTGGATGCGCGACTAGTGGTGGATGGCGATATATTAGGCCGTCAAAGCAAGACGTTTTAACTGAAGGGACAAAGCGGCAGATACTTGAACATAATGAGTTTTGTGAACTGCAACACGCTTGTAAATAAATCGTGTGACTCACACGGAGGGGAAAATGGACGAGGATCAAGCACGCGAAGGTGAAGACGATACCAACATCTATGATGTTGATAAGCCTGTTCAACAGAAAAAAGAAGACGTGCAACCTCTTTATCGTGTGTTTAAGGGGTCAAAAATACCTGTGTCCAAGAGTACAGGTAAAATGTGGAAGGCGCGTATGGACGCGGCAGTAGCTGCGTATGATGTTATTTATGGTGTGTGGAATGAGTGTTTTGCTTACTACAATAATCATCAAGGTAAAAGCTTGAATACGCCGCGTGGTGTATTTAAGCGTGGGGATAGCTCTGAGAATATTGTGTACAGCAATCTTAATGTGATGCTTCCCGCTGTATATAGCAAAGACCCTGACATTACGTGTAATACGAATGATGAAGGGGATAGCGATTTTGCAAAGACGTTGCAAGCTGTGTTGAATGCTTTCTTTACAAGAAGGGGGCAGCTTAATGCGAAGTCAAAATTCAAACGGGCTGTGGGTTTTGCTCTGCTTACTAATTTTGGTATTCTTAAAATCGACTGGACTAGAAAAGACGACTCCACTGAGATGGCAAATAAGCAATTACAAGAGATTAGCCAGAGGCTCGTGGAGGCTAAAACGACACAGGAACTCGAAGAGATTTATGGACAAATCGAAGCTCTTGAAGGTTCAATGGAAATCTTCACGAAGTCGGGGCCGGGAATAAAGAATATTCTGCCGCAGAATTTGATTATTGATCCGAATGCAGAAGATGACGACGGCTGTGATGCAGCTTGGCAGATTGAGAGAGCGTATTTTCCAACAGCGTTTTTGACTGCGAAATATACACAGCCGTTTGAAGGTGAAGACGAAAGGGATGATAAAACACGATCACTTGTTTATAAACCAACGCATATAGCGTCATTCGATAAGGCTGGAAAGCGGGATGATGGGCTCGGTATGGTGCTTAATGCGCTTGACGCAAATCAAGTAACAGAGCATCAAAATGAAGAACGTACAGGTTATATGAACTTGTACTATACGGAGTGTTATATCGTTTGGGATAAGATGACGAAACGTGTCTTCTTGTTTCATGGGGATGATTGGACTTGGCCGCTTTGGGTATGGGACGATCCGTTGAATATTAGTCGGTTCTTTCCGTATTTTATTGTGTCCTTTGGTATGAGTACAGGAGGTACAGTTAGTGTTGGCGAAACTGCGTACTATCTTGATCAGCAAGACGAAATTAATGATATTAATCGCCAAGTTGCCAAAATCCGGCGAACTGTTTTCGACTTCTTTTACTATAATTCAGATGCCTGTACTAAAGACGAAGTGGAAAAATTCATTAACGCTATTCGAGGACAAGGAAAAGGTGGCACGAATGAGCATATTGTAGGCGTTCGTGCGGGTGAAGGTAAAATTGCGGACCTTATTCAAGCATTTGTACCACCGCAGCTACAAGCTGAAGCTCTGTTTAATAAGGAACCTATTATTAATTCGATCAATCGGATTAGTAATACGAGTGATGCGTTAAGAGGTACACAGTTTAAGACAAACACGAATAAAGATGCTGTACAAACGTATCAAGATGCAGCACGTATGGCAGTAGGAGCTAAGATTGACGTTGTAGAAGATGTAATTGCAGATATTGCCAATTCGTTTGCTGAAATTGCGGTTCAAGTACTAGATCAGGAAGAGGTTACTGGTTTAGTAGGTGAAACGCTTGCAGCTAATTGGGATAATATGACGCTAGAAGAGTATACGGCAAATTACAATATTGAAGTTGTAGCTGGTACGACTGAGAAAAAGAACAGCATCTTTAAGAAGAAAGAAGCTGTACAGATTGCTCAGGCTATTGGACAGTTTGCTAGTGCTGCTCCACTTACGAGTATGCGTATTATGTTGCGTGTGCTTGAACAGGCATTCACTGAGGTTGTAATCACTCCCGAAGATTGGGTGCAGCTTGAAAAAGAAGCCGAAGCTAATTTGCAAAAGGGTGTTACTACTGGTGGTGATCCTTCGCAAGGTGGTGGCGGGGATATTAAACAGCAGCTTATGTCTTTGCCGCCCGAAATTAAACAGCAGGCTATGCAAATGAAAGAACAAGGAATGCCAGACGATCAAATTAAGGCATTTCTGATGGAAGCTGTACAGAAACAGGGCGGTGGGCAGGGTGCGCCTCCATCCGCACCTGAACAACAAGGCGCACCACAATCAGCACCGCAACAGCAACAAACGGCTGTGTGAGTCACACGAACGCCATAGGGGAAGTGCAATGGCTGGTAAAGTAGATCAGAACGCTGCGAATGAGTTGGTACGAGAGAATTTTGGTTTAACCGCTGATGATTTAGGGATGAACCCCGGTGAAGACTCAATTTTTTCTGATAATGACAGCAATCCTGATGATTTGGATGACGCTGGTGGGGATAACAACAATCTTGGAAGCGATGAAAATTCCAATGTAGGGGATGATCCTTTATTTGAGGCTTCACAAGAAAAACAGGTACCAGTTCAACAGCAGCAGACACCGCCGCAGTCTCGTATTCCGCAGAGTGCAGAAGTAAAAGTTGACGGTAAGGGCAATCTTGTCAATCGTCAGACTGGACAAATTGTTGCCAAAGCGGGTGCAGAAGCCCGTATGTATCAGAAATTGCACAAGACAGAGGCTAACTATAGGCATCTTGAAGCACAGCATAACGATGTAACAACTCGATTGAATAAAGCAATTGAGCTTGGGACTGGCTTATATAATAGGTTGCAAGAGATACAACAGAGCCAAGCAGCGACTGCACCAAAGACGTTTGGTTTAAGTGATGCAGAAGCTATAGAAGCCCTGAATTTTGCTAAGGAAGCCAAGGTAAATCCTGTAGGAACAATTCAGAAACTATTGACCAAAGCGGCCAGTAGTGGTATAGATTTAACATCAATAGGTCTATCTGGCGGTAATTTCGATCCTAAATCGTTGCTTGATCTTGTTAGGGGTGAAATTAACAATGCCATGAACCCGCTGAAAGAGCGGAGCCAGCGGGAGACTGCACAAGAGCAGGCTCAGCGTGAGGCAAATGAGCGAAGCGAACAAGCAACGCGGGACCTTAACTCCTTCCTATCTGCGAACCCCGAAGCACGGGAATACCTTCCCGTTTTTGCAAAGGTGTATGAACGTCCTGAATTTCAGCACATGAGTTTGGGTGAGGTTTGGGCTAAATTGCAGTTGAACCTGTTGCGCCGTCAAGGACAGCAGCGCCCCCCGAACCGGCAGCAAAACCGTAGGCCGGGGGTACCTAGTGGACAAAGATCAGCTCCAAGGGGTACCCCTCAGAATAGTGGTTTAGCTTCCGTGGATACGTCATATGAAGACATTGTGAGGGACTTGCTAAAATAGCGTGTGACTCACACAACCGGGGCCGACCGGGATGCACAATTCCCCGGCCTGATGGAGCAATAAAATGGAACTTGATACTGTTATTCACTCCATGCTCACTCGCTCAAGGGCGAAGTTGATCATGGCATCTGCAATTAGTGGAACTGTTTCCACTTATCTTCACGCCAAGAAGCGTATTGTCGTCGAAGATGGTGGACCGCAGATCACCAATCCATTGATTACCGGCCTGAACCCGAATGTTCAGTCAATGCAGTATTATGATACTGTGTCGATTGATCAGACCAATGAGTTTACGACTGTTGAATACAGCATGTCGCGAGTTGTTGGTTCGCTGATTATCTCCGATCAGGAAGAAGATGAAAACCAAGGTCGTGCGCAAATCTTCAAAATCCTGACTGGTAAGATTAAGGCGTTGGATGAAAGCATCAGCCGCCAGTTTGCTACGTATCATACCAGTGTCGGTACTGGTACTGATCCGAACGGATTGGGTAACCTTATTCTGGCTGATCCTACAACCGGCTCGGTTGGTGGTATTAATCTGGCGTTGGAAAGTCAGTGGCGTAATTCCAGCTACGATTTTGCTGGCACTCTGACTCCGGAAAATATCGAGGAAGCTTTTGACGATATTACGGAACTCGATCTTAATCGGGGAAGTGATGGGCAGAAGTCTCCGAAACCGACCGTTATCTTTGCTGGTCGTAATATCTATCGTATGCATAAAGCCGCTGCGAGAGATAAACAGCAGATTGCCCTTAGCGAAACTGGTACGGGTAAGAAGCTGGTTAATCTTGGTATTGTGGGCACGACTCACAATGGCAAGCCCATTCTCTTTGACGAAAAGCTTCCTGCGAATGTTTGCTACTTTGTCAACGAGGAATATCTTACGTTGCACGTTCTGCGCGGCGTGAATATGAAGATTAAGAAACTGGTTGCTCCGTGGAACATGGACGCATCTGGTCGTCGTGTTGTGTGGGAAGGGCAGTTGTGCTCTTGGCGGCAATACCGCACCCATGCTTATCTCACCAATTAACAGCCTCCCGTTAATTGGTGAAACTCCCCCTGTGTGACTCACACAGGGGGCTTTTTTAGAAAGTCATTTACTCATTTAGCACAGAACGGAGAACTAAAATGGCTCAGGCTTATATGAATGGTGCAAGACTGGCGTATGTGGTAGTTCCTCTTGAAGGGGAAGTGACAAGGAAAATTAACACTTGGACGAAAAAAGCCGGACTTGGTAGTAAGTATGTCGATCAGCCTGCCGGTTTTATGGTGTATTTTCCTCGTGGGCATGTATTGAGGATT